GGTTCGGATTCGTACCTCGCAGAGGTCTTTCCTCGTTACCAGTACCGTCACTATAACGGTTAAACAGATGACGATCAGGGCGACTAACATCGCCTTTTGCTGCTTCATAGCCTGCTTCTCCTTGCCTTTCGGCACGTAAGAGGCTAACCTACATGTGCAAAGCATGAAATTGGCCTCAGATTAATGTTAAGCGTCTTGCCGGATGCGTAATGTTAACTGGGGCTTTTCTCTATCTGCCTTTGATGTTCATGCCCGAGGCAGATAGCCTCAAGTATCCGCAGCTATTTGTCTGCTGTTACCACCTACCTGCGCCAATCACTGACTCTACAAAGATCTATCCGCGATAACATTTTGAGTTTAAGAACTTTTGCGTACGCACCAAAAGATGCATATACTAGACTAGTCATAGTTCTAATCTGCTTGATTATGGAGTCAGGATGAGTTTCCTTTCTGAACAAGACGTACAAAATTTAGTCATTAATAAAATGATCTTTCACGTTGTAGGTAAGAATCTTGAAGCACCGACACTTCTCAAAGAAATAAAACCAGTTCAGCATGTGGATTTTTTTCTTGAACGTATCAAATCTTCACTGAAAGGAAATCTTTTCACTTTTCTGGAGAATTCAAATACCGAAAGAATCCTGCGTATCATTAGAGATAAAGCAGATGCTGAAGCTAATTGTTTTACAGAACAATCGAAGCTACTGGCCAGTGATTTTCAGTCACACCATTCTAGCGGTAACACGAGTATGGGATGCTTTTTCTTATTTGAATTGGTTTCAGATAAGGAAAAATTCTATGCAATTATAAAATACGATAATGAAGATGTGGTTCGTTATGTTCTTGACGAAAAGTTATCTGAAGAACAAATGCCTACTTTAGAAAGATTTCATGAAACTTTCGTAAAAAAAGCTGAGGCAATGCAAAAAATAGCGTTAATTCAACTTGATCCAAGTGGGAAAGGCGGGAAAGTTATTGTAAAAGACAGGAGTAAAAGAACCAATATTTCAGGATATTTTAAAGGCTTCTTAAATGTTAAAAGAGTCAACTCTGAAATTGAACTTTGCAATAAGCTTATTGATACGCTGAAAATAACCTTCAAAAGGCATAAAGAATTATTGCCAGAGTCAATTCAAAAAAGCGGCGTAAATAAAATATATGAAGTTTTAAGCAGAGCTGATTTCGAATATAATCCTGAAGATGCTTCTCCGTTATTGACCAGCATTTTTGGGCCGTTAGATGAAAAATCACCAATTCTCAACACATTCAAAACTCAAACAAAAAATGCTGGTATTGAAGGCGAATCCTTTACTATAAAAGCAGATGGCATTCATAAACCACCAAGACGAAAAATTGAAACTGCAGAAAGTGTAGTAATTAGTTATAATGAAGATGACCGTCCAGAAATAAGAAACTTAGATGATGGGCGAAAACAAATTATTGTTACTACTGCGAGGATTATTACTGATGACATCGATACTTCAAAAAATCGATGAGTCTATACAGGCGTCAAGGAAAGACCCTGAATTTTTGGCATCAGAATCAATAAAAAATGATTCTGCGCGCGTTCTAATTTCTGCCAAAATGGACAAAGATGCACTCATTCTTTGGCAGTACGTTTACGAAAACGTACCAAATTGGATTGAAATTACTGTTAAAGATGACTGTAATGATGAAGTAAAACCATCGTCATGCAGTGAAGGTGATAAACTTAACATTACGCTAAAATGCATTGCATTCGAAAATAACAGGTATATTTTTACGCTCGAAGGGTGGAATGTTTTTCTACACAATGATGATTTAGTATCAATAACCAATAAAGTGAATATTCTCGGTTTGAAACATGGATTTGAAACTTTAGGATATTCTGTTGAGCCATGGAACCATGCTCCAGAAAAAATTGAATCTAATGAAACCGTACGAACTTCAATCAATTTACAGAGCTACGTTAAATTCTATTCTAGTGAGTTCATGCCTGCATCTGATATAGCTCCTTGGGTACTTTATAAAATGCCTGAGGCAGAGGACAACTTTTTCAAAAAATGGTTACAAGTTTCCTGCAATATGCTTTGTCGCACTCTCGTTAATGAATTATTAGCAGATGAAAAGAAATCAATTTGTTTAACTGGAAAGCCACCAAAAAAATTAATTTATGGAGATCCAGACATTCTGCTTTCCGACTATTCAGTTTTACAAACTGTAATAAACTGGATCTTTATTGAGGGCAATGAGATTGAACTCAAACATACTTTCTTCACAAGTGAGTTAGCACGAGAATGGCCAGAGTATGTATCCTTCTGTGAGGGTTTACCAAAAAAACTCCCTATGGCCTTTGAGTCAGCAAAATTACTATATAAGGCCCACATTCGCGCTAGCAGCAGAGAGACTATTAAATCTCTGTCCGATCTAAGGAAAACCTTAGCTGAAGACACGCAAAAAATAATAAGTCAGTCTAAAGACATCACATCCGCTCTTTGGAAAGATCTGGCTCTGGTTATAAGTCTATTTGCAATAAAATATGCGCTAGACGCATCAAAGATTAATATAACCAATAACATATTCCCATATATGTTCTTCGCGTTATCTATATATATTTTTATATCTCAGGTTACAACTCTCTTCATAAATAAAAATTACTTTAAGATACTTGATAATACTAGGCTAGTCTGGAGAGATAAACTATATGGTTTTCTTGATGATACTGACTATGAGAATCTTGCAGTCACACCATTAAGAGAAGCATACAAAGCTTATCAGATTATAGCCACATTCGTTGTGATTCTGACTTTGCTGATTTCATTTATAATGATCATATTAGGATTCTCAATGCTTGATGAACATGCTACGAATGCAATTACCTCTTGGCTCAGTTCTCACTTAATCAATAGTTACTGTAGTTAATTTAAGGCGAGAGAAACTCGCCTTAAAAAATCAACGGTAATAGATACAACCTGCAATAAATCCCATTGCCATTTGCATTTTTTTCCTTATTTTACCATCTGAACATTCGTTTATCTTAGCTAAACAACGCAATGAAACTCCCATAACAAAATGAGCGATAATTAACTCATAGTCATCTATCCTATATTGTTTAAGCCTCAACATGCAGGTATCAATTATACCCCCTTCATCATTGCTGCACTGACGACGTGATTTTTTACCATGAGGAACAACATTTTTATATTTATCAGCTATTTCCTGCCAATCAATAGAACTATTTTCAGCTACAGCCCAGGCTCCCCAACCGTCCAAAATATCATATATATTAGCATTGCTATCTACCTGTTTTTTATATTCTTTTTTGAATCGCGCAAGAAGCATCCTAGCCATCGTTATTATTTCTATACTTGTAACTGATTCATAAGCATCAGGAGAAATAATTCTCCCATCACTTAATGCCCCATCACTAAGATTTGCTATTTCCAATAATCGTTCTTTAGTTATTTCCATTATTATCTCCACCGCCTTTTCGGGCGGCCTCCTGATGATTTGAGAGTGCAGGAATTCCTCCGGTTAAGGACTCTATTTTATTCACAGTGCTGAATTTAATTATTCAGATTTGGGTTATGCTTTCTCTTTCACTTCACCAAGTTCCGATTATTAATTTGGCTCACAACAGCACCTCTTGAAAGTTTCCCCGATAAAACGCCAGTACACGCTGCATAACTTCTCTTTTACGGCACTCACTACAAATTATATTATGACGCCTGTCGTAACGACGTATTTCTCCGTCAGATAACGAGCAGATAAGGTCAGGATCAACCATAACCGGTTCCTTCGACTTTGCACTCGAGAGTTTTTTGCTGGCGTTTTGCCAGTCTTTACGTGCCTGCTCAGACGGGAATAACCCGTAGCCAGAGTTGTATACGTAACCACTCGAAACCAGCTCTTTGGCGAGAATACTTATCAGATATCTGGTTGCCCCTGTTTTAGCTTCCAGTTGTCGTAACGTCTCTCGCTCACTCTGGCGTACGAGATCAACAATCTGCCCTTTAATTTTTTCTCGCTCTTCCTGTGTTAATACTTTTGCCATAAGCCCTCCCCTAGAATCACTTTTCCGACACAATACGACTGGAGGAATCGACAATCTGACGGACAATATCCTGGTGCTTGTTCAGCTCACGCAGCGCGGCGCAGACTCGCTCCCACTTCTGGACATAACTTTTCGCCCGGCGCAGTTCGCGGTTTGCCATTTGCAGCGATGGTATAATCAGGTCATTGGCTCGCGTTTCAGTGAACGATGGTAGTGACTGCACAATGTCCCCCACAGTATCTGTTTTAATTTCTTCCTGTGTTGCCGCTTCCTGTACTGGTAACGCAACACCGGCTGGCTGAGGAAAGCCTTTACCAGGTGTTTTCACTACCGATACAACTTTCGGCTCTGCTGGTAAATTACCGTCCGGCAGGCAGTAACGAAATTTACCGTTCTGATTTACGCGAATCAGACGACCTTTGCTGATGGCCATAGCCAGCGATGAGTTCACCCTGCGGGAAGTAATTCTGAATATCAGTGCAAGTTCATCAGCCGCTTTAGGGCCATGCTGTTCAATCGCCTCGATCAGCATTTGCGCTGTCACTTTAGAAGCCTGTGCTACAGATGCGTTTTCGTCGGTTTGAGTCAACCACCACATCGGGCCCTTGTTATCAGCTTCCCCACGACGCTTCAGTTTCCACAGCTCGTTAATCGCCTCATCCCGGGTCATTCCCAGACGTGCTGCCACTTCCTGGGAAGAGGCTTTTCCCATTGCTTTCAGTGCGTCAAAAACGGTCTCCATTAAAATTTCCTCCCGGTAAAAATTACTTCTCAATTCCTGGCTGACCAACATTCGGGCGCCAGCTCTCCCAGTTAAAATTCACCCATCGCCCGCCGTTCATGGTCATCCGATCCATAATCCTCTCGCCGAGCAATGTTTTCATGGCCTCATAGTTCAGGTTTGTCAGCATCCCCACGCTGCGGATCGACGCTGTCCGGCGATCAACAATCTGGTGCAGTACCACCTGCTCGTTTTTTGTCTCGCGCTGAATGCCAATTTCATCAAGAACCAGCAGATCCACTTCGCACAGTTCCCGCAAAAATTTTTCGCCTGATTGCCCGTCGTCATAGCTGGCGTGTAGAGCACTCATAACATCAGCCACGGTAACCACAATCACTGTCTGACCGTTTTTCAGCAGGCGATTCCCGATAGCCGCCGCCAGATGGTTTTTTCCGGTACCAGGTTTTCCGCTAAACGCAAAATTTGTACACCCGACCATCAGTTCATCGGCGATGGATTTCGCCTGGCTCAACGCGTATCGCTGGCCGTCGTTCTGCACCTGGTAATTCGAAAACGAGCATTTGCGGTGCAACGGCTGGATGCCGGAGCGATTCAGAATTTTTTCCACCCGCAACTGACGATTCTGGCGATTGATCTCCTCGCAACGTTTCTGGCCTTCTGCAAGTTGCCACTCGCGCCACTCCGCCACCGTCCTGAATGGCGCGGTTACATGTGGCGGGGCCAGTCTGCGGATACGTTCCAGAACGCCGCCTGTCGCAATATTTTTCATGGTCAGTTACCCCCTGAAGCCTGGCGGGATCGCACTGTCCGGAAACGAGACAGTGTTAACCTGTCGGAGCAACGTCTCAGGCCGAACACTTTTCGGCGCGAACAAGCCCTGGTATTCATTGGCGATGCTGTGTCGAATCACCTGCTCAGGGGTAAAACCCTGCTGGCGGAATTTTTCCAGTTCCCGTATCGCCCCGTTAGCGCCCTGCTCCGTTCGAATCGGTTTTCGCAATGCCTGCCTGAACTGGACCCACTCATTCCAGAGTGTTTCTGGCAACCAGTCGGGCAGAGCAATGGCCTCCGGCTCGAATTGTTTAGACGCTCGTTTTTGCCGAGGGGGATTTAGGGGGAGATCAGTATTTATATCTTCCTCTTCCTCTGGTAACGCTTTTTGATCCGTTTGTGTAACGCTGGCAGCGTTACCTTTTCGCTTCAGTTCGCGTATTTTTGTAACTCTCTCGTTTGTAACCGCCCGTTTTTTTCGAGCTTTTTCCGTTATGACGCTCAAAGTTTGGTAGTGAAAGCACTCCATCACTTTCGACCAGCCATCCAACCTGAATTAACGCATCAGCAAAACCAGCCATAAAAGTGATACGGTCTATTGCACTTTTTGTAACGCCTCGAGCGTTACACTCTGCGTTACCGTCTATCATTTGTTGATCCGCCCATGCCCAGAAGCGAATGACTTTCCCTAATGCGGCATCTGGATCAATATTCAGAATCTCAGCAAGCCTGAATATTTCCGGCTTATCCGGCGTAATAACTTCGAGCTTTATCCAGTTTGAAGCCATTTGTTTTCACCTTGTAACGCTCGCAGCGTTACATTTAACTGATACCGAACAAAACAGTTCGGTACGATTAATTTCAATCAATGCACTACGACAGAATCGCTAGGAGAACCGCCGCCGCTGAAATGTGCTTTACGGTAAACGGCCTGGACTGCATCATCATGCGCATCAATTGCCGTACTCAGTGCATCCTGTGCCGCCAGTAATGCACGGCGTTCCAGGGTATCGAAGATGCAGAGTCGGTGACGCAGCTCGCGAGGAAGAATTGCCAGAACCGCAGGGATCAGTTTCTGAATTTTTTCCCTTTGCGCATTCGTTTCACCTTTCAACCAACGATGATAGATATTCTGCTGATTGTTCCAGTCCTTGCCTGGTACCAGGGGCAATTCGCCGCCCCCCTGGTGCAGATATTCTTCAGTAATTGCGTTAGCGACCCACGCCTGCCCTTTTTCGGCTGCCAGGGCTAACAACACTGATTCGATGTGCTCATGCTTGATTTTCATGAATCAACTCCCATCAGCTTTTTCGTAGTAGTTTTATTTCTGCCAATAGTTAAAATTGCATCGGCAGAAAATAATCCGTTTGATGCATGAGCGATTTTTTCAGCGTAATTTGTTTCGCCGGTATATTCTGTGCGAGGCAATTTTCCGTTATCCATCCATTTGTAGATTGCTCTTTGGCTGACACCACAAACGTCGGCCACAACAGAAACGCGAACAGTTTTGATTACATCTTCAAGTGTTTTCTGGTTCATATCATCCTCACAATGTGAACTTTGAGTACATGCTATAACAGAACTGACAGTACATTCAAGAGCGAATATCATTGAACTTATGGTTCATGAAGATAAAGCGCGTAAAGAGTTCGCCAGTAGGCTTGCGCTAGCCTGTGAAAACGCTGGTTATGAACAACATGGAAGGCAGGCAGAAATTGCCCGTCGAATGAAATTAACACCAAAAGCGGTTAGCAAATGGTTTAATGGTGAAACAATTCCTCGCCGAGAGAAATTAAGGGAATTAGCAACACTCATTGGAACAACACCAACCTATCTTTTGGGAGAGGATACAGAAGAAAGTGGACAGATACGTTTCTATCAGGAGTTAAATCCAAGACAAAAAATCATCATTGACCTTCTGGACGAGCTCCCTGACAGTGAGACAGATGAACTTTTAAAAACTCTTGAGGAGAAAAAACAGAAGTACAATGCAATTTACGAAGAGTTAGCACGAAAGAAAAAACAAAAAGCCTCTTAAACCAGCATAAATCCGGTAGCGTCCCCCTCCGGGTTTGTGCTTCACTTTATCCCGTCTCATTTTTTTATACATAAAATGTACTTAAAGTACTTTACAATGATGAACACAAAGTACATTATATACCTACCAACCCACCCCGCCCCACAGAACGCCGGGCAATACTTCGAGTTACCAGGCAGTGGTCAGGGGTTAAGTAGCCAGCCCGAGGCGTATGAACATGACGGCGGGATTCAAATTTTGCAGTGCAGCAGTTAGTTCCGCCACCCGGCGTTAAGGGGATAGATAAGATGGTGCATTACGAAGTAGTTCAGTATTTGATGGATTGTTGCGGTATCACTTACAACCAGGCTGTGCAGG